TTCCAAAACTCATCACTTCGCCGTTAACGCCGTTAGATATATTGCTTGTAGCAATGCCCATCGCACGAAGTTCTGAGTTTTCTGTTCCTGTTACTTGAAACGGTGCAACATCTATTCTTCCGCTAGGCTCTGCGCTAACAGCACCAACCAAGGTTCCTTTGGGTATGGTTGAGCCAGTATTGTTTCTGACAAGGTATACATCTGGGATGTTGCTGTTTACCCAGTTCGTTCCGTCATACATCAATCCTTGGAATTGAAGCGGAGAAGTAATTACAACATCTGAAATTTCATCAAGGCTCACACCAGAGTTAACAACGCTTGCGCTGATGGTTATGTCTGTAGTTCCGTTAAAAGAAGCAGAACCGCTTAAGTCTCCAGCGAGCGAGATAGTTCGTGCGGTTTCTAACGCGCTTGCAGTAGACGCATTCCCAGTAACATCTCCTACGAGGTCTGCTGTGACATTTGCAAAAGTTACCGAAGCAGAAGTTCCCACTGCCTGTCCAATTGCAATGGTTGCGTTTGAACCTTCGCCTGGAGTGTGCGTAATTGTTACACCAGTTCCTTGAGTAAGGTCAGACATGTAGTTCCCGGTTGTGTCTGTTCCGAGCGCAACGCTATTTGGCTGAATTGTTGTGGAAATAGTTGCATTTGTAGAACCGTCAAACGACACAGAACCAGAAACATCTCCGCTTAGAGAGATTGTTCGTGCATTTTCAAGAGTTGTAGCAGTAGAGGAATTACCGATTAATGGTGCAGTGACTGCTGCGAACTGAACAGAAGAAGAGGTCCCAACCGCCTGACCAATTGCAATGGTTGGACTTGAACCTTCCCCTGGAGTATGGGTTACCGTTACGCCAGTTCCTTGTGTTAGGTCGGACAGATAATTTCCGTTTGTGTCAGTCCCAAGCGTAATGCTGTTTATTTGAACAGTTGTAGGTATTGTGATGTTTTGGGAACCATCAAAAGAAACTGAACCAGATACGTCTCCAGACAATGAAATAACACGCGCATTTTCAAGTGTCAACGCTGAACCGGCAGGACCATTTTCCCATTCTGTTCCGTTATATACAAGCGACTCGCCACTCACTGGGTTGTCAATTAACACATCAACCAACTCGTAAATTTCTTGAACACCAGAGCTAGAGTCGGTAGTCTGAACCCAAGCCCCCGAATAATATGTATAAAGCTCTAATTCAAGAGAGTTGTACCAAAGGTCGCCGACTCTTACCTCGTCAGTAGGTTCTGTGTCTGAAACGGTAATGAAGTGGATTGTTTCGTTAATCCAAACAGAAGCAGAGTTCTTGTAGACAAGGAAATCACCCTCTTCTACGTTGTTGATTGTTACATCACCAATGTCATTAAGGCTGTTGATTGTCGGTATCGATGCCCACTCAACGCCGGCAGATGCAGAAGTGCTTGCTTTTAGAAAGTATCCGTTTGGACCAACACCGAGTCGCAGGAGATTTGTTCCATCAGTAGTGAGCAGGTCGCCTTTAGTAGTAAGTTTGCTTACCAGCTCGTTTGCTTCATCCGCGTCATTAGCCGTGAAAACTGGATAAATTATTGAACCAATTGGATGCTCAGATGCAGTTGTATCGTCTTGCGCTCTTACAAGAGTCAGTGTTGAGCCGGATATGGTGGCAAGACATTTTTCTTCAAAGATAGAAGAAGGATTGATTACAACGTAAAACGGAATGCCAGCAATTGCCGGCCATCCAGTGGTCGCTGCAATGTCAACAGTTGTTCCAACGTTTGTAAGAAGCGTCGTCGTCGTCGTGTTGCGGGCGGCACCCGAATATTGTTTGCGTGTATATGCAGCCATGATTACTCCTAGTTTACTTCATGTCAACTTATTAGGGCCTGAATACCCCAGTATCCAGCTGTAATACCTTGAATTGGGTCTATGTCGTAAAGCGCTGTCTGTTCAGATACACCAGAGCCACTTGCAGTGCGAATACTTGTAAGCAGTCTTACTGCTGAATCACCAGCCGTTGCTCCACCAGATGCAGTTGCCGACCTAAGGAACGTAATGACTTCACTGAGATTGCTCGAAGAGCCAGCTCCGCTTCCAGACGCTGTTCTTGGCGCTGTGTGCAAACCAATTGCAGTATCGCCAGCAGTGGCTCCACCAGTAGCTGCTCCTGAACGAATATTGCTATAAAGAGTCGAGTTGCTTGAGCCGCCGACCCCAGCAGCAGATGCATTTCTGTGTACAGTCCTGAGTTGTGTTGAAGACTGGCCACCTAGGCCGGAACCATCTGCCATTCTTGGCGCGGTATGTAATCCGACGGCAGTATCTCCGGTCGTCGCAAATCCTTCACCCGTAGCTCCTCTTGGTGCCACATGTAAACCAACTGCCGTCTGAGATGAGGTTCCGGCAGATAGTGAAGTTCTGTAAAGAATCTTGAATTCATTAGTGCTTTGGTTTCCATCTCCAGAACCATTTGCTGTTCTTGGTGCGGTATGTAATCCATTAGAAGAGTCTGAGCCCTGACCAGAATCGTCTGCACTTCTAGGTATTGTCCTAAGCTGGTTTGAAGTCTGAGAGCTCGTTCCATTCGAACTTGCAGTTCGTGGCGCGGTATGTAATCCGACGGCCGCATCCCCGGCAGTAGAACCACCTGACGCAATTGCTGTTCTAAGTTTTCCAAATTGAAATGAATTAGATGATGAGGATTGTCCGCTTGCCGAACCAGTTCTCAGTAATGTATTTTTTACTTCTGAAGACGACGAGCCTGTTCCCGTTGCTGAGCCGTTTCGCAGGTGGGTGTGTAGTGTGACTGAGCTTTCGCCGCCAAGACCGCTAGCAGAAGCGGCTCTTGGTGCCGTATGTAGAGCTGTCGCCGAATCTCCAGCAGTAGCAGAGCCTGAACCTTGAGCAGTTCTGAGATTTGAATGAACAATTGAGTTGTTGGATGTGCCGGAACCACTAGCCGAAGCAGTTCTGAGGTGTGTATGGAGGGCCAGGACAAATGAACCGCCATTTCCTGAACCAGTAACATTTCTTGGCGAGATGATAAGTCGTACTGCAGACTCGCTTGATTCTCCATCTGCGCTTGCCGTTCTTAGAGCAGTGTGCAATCCAGTTGCAGTTGAACCGCTTGTTGCCGAGCCTAAAGCAGAAACGACAGCCGTTCTAACCCTCGTTGACGATTCGCTTGATTCACCAGAACTGGATGCGCTTCTAGGTGCAGTGTGTAGTGCTATTGCGGCGTCACCAGCAGTTGCACCACCTGACGCGGTTGCACTTCTAAGGAATGTTATTACTTCACTTAGATTGCTTGAAGAGCCGGTTCCGCTTCCTGTTGCGCTTCGTGGCGCCGTATGTAGACCAGCAGATGTGCTGTTTCCATCTGCTGAGGCAGAAGCCGTTCTTGGCGCGGTATGGAGACCGATTGCTTGGTCTCCGGCTGTTGCAGAACCAGAAGCAGTAGCACCTCGTAGCAGGGTGTGAAGAGAGACAACAGCCTGCCCTGATGTAGCAGATGCCGAAGCGGTTCTTGGTACTGTACGTAGTTGTGATACAGACGAAGAACCGGTTGCCGTAGCAGAGGCAGTCTCCGATACTGTTTTAAATCCTACATAGAACGACGACGTCCCTCGGAATGGCTCCGAGAAACTAATTATCTCTTGTTCATCCATGAGGGGTTACTCCCCTTGTGGACTAGTTAAGTGTCAGTGTGAGGGAGGTAATCTCGAAAGTATCACCTGCGGTGACAGCAGCAGCTGCAGAAAGAGCGCCGTACCAGAGTGGATTGCCACCAGTTGATGCATCCCACATTGACCAGTGTGTATATGTCTCTGTTGCTGCAACGTTGGTCCATTCAGCTCCTGCTGAAACTTTTGTGCCCACCGTGGAGACAGTGCTAGCGGCATTAAAAGTAATAGCCTTGCGGGTTGTCTCTACTGCTGGGTTTGCTGTTCCGTCTTCGCCTGGGTCCCCAAGATGAAGCTTAAGGAACGTAGCAGGAGCCGAGTAGGCTTGACCCGAACCATCCAAGGTATCGAGTAGCTGGAGTTCTAAATAATTTGAAATTGTCATGAATGATACCTTTTTGCTAGGGGCCGGTTAATACCGCTTGTTACAAGAATAACACCTATGGGGTGAACTCTATTTGAACAGAAAGGTCACCCCCAGGATTCAATGACCCTATTTGGTCAATGTCAACCGTTAAATAGTCACCGGTGGTTAATTCTGTTATTTGGGGGGTGTTTGTTGAAACCAATGTCTGTCCGGCAAAAATTTTTGGCCTGCTCAACTGGGTAGTAAATATTGTCGTCCCATTCTTGTTGACGTCGATTATTAAATCTGAGCCAGTTGGGGCGGTACCCACTGAGGCCCTTATGTTCCCAATGGTTATCGGACCTGGTATGTAGAACTTTGCTCGACCAGTTCCGGTGCTCAAGGTGCCTGGGACCGTGAATACTTGCACTTGATATGTAAATTGCTGCACCCCTGGAGCACGCGTCGTCGTTATCAGGATTCGGTTTGGGGTTTCGGTTGTGACTACCTGAACTACATTTTCCGTCGTCATCGCGTCACCTCTGGAGAAAGCACAAACTCTCCCTGCAAAATTCTGTCGACCTCATTTGTGGGTGAGATAATTTCAATGTCGTACACACCTGATGTTGTTATGTTGCGCGTGTCTTCAGCCCTAATGAATAGGCTTATTTTTCCGTCAGTTGGGGTTGGGTCGCCAAGAATAATTCGGAAAGTTGCAGCATTTTCTGTGGTTAGGGTGGCGATGGTGGTTGCCGATTCGACGTATTTCCTGACCTGCATTCTTGCTGTGTATCCAGTCAGGTCCCACGGAAGAAATTCCGGACAGACGGAAGGGTCGGCACAGTCGGCAGGATAATCCGAATTCGTGTATTGCAGGGTCAGCTGAAGGTCAAAAGTGGACCCCTGCTGGCAAACCATTTTATATCGACCCGCTACCATTGACACGGCTTTTCTCCAATCATCGACCTATAAGATTGTAGATTAGAAAGCGCCGACTTGGTCGACGATGCGCTTTAGAGGACCGAACCACTGTCCTTGTTTGGTCCAACCTTCTTGAGTCCAAGCGCCGCTGCGATTGTCAGAGCCAAGGCGGAAACTCCAACCTTCAGGTTGTCAGTATTTGACAGTGAGTCAAAATCCAACCCGCTTGCCATTGCTGAACCCAGCCAGCCGGTCAAGAAAGCCATTACTGCTCTTTCGACGGTATCTTTGATAAATTTAGTGCTCATAGGTCCTCCTGTGTTTGTTGACCAACATAAGGGTATCACCAATTCTTGCCCGCTGAATGAATACAGTCACTTAATTGTTTACACCGTAAATTAGTTCTTTGAATTATTAGGGTAATATTTTTTAATGAAAATTAACGGATATGAAATACCGAACGAGCACTACCCCTTGGTTGTTCGGCAGTCGCGTTATAGCGGCGTCTATGAGGGCGGGCATTTCTTTTGCTATTCAGGAAGTGCCCCCCTGCCGGATGCATACCTTGATTATCTCGAGGGAGATGACTGTGATGCTCTTGATTTTTGGGCCAGCGAAGAAGCAAAAAGATTTGGGGTCGGCAATAGCCCAAATGATGCATTGGATGATTTCTGTAAAAAAAATTCTTTTTGGGCGACTGAGTCTGCGGAATATAAACAAATAATTTCTGGTTTTGAGGCAAGAATATTGGCGAACAGGCATGGAACTGAGTCGGTGGAGCGCACCGACTATTATCAAATGTCTCAGCCAATTTTTGTCCCAAGAAAACAAAGTGAGTTTTAATGCCTCCCCAAAAAAGAAAACCTACAATTTGTTACATAACAGGAGACTGGTCTTGGGGAACCGAGCCGCTACAACCAAATGGATGTGCCTGGTATCGCTGCAAGCTCCCCATGGACGAACTGGGAAAGCGCGGATGGATTACTGGAATGGGGTTTCCGGGTTTCAGTAAAGAAAAGGGTTTCGGCTTGATAGTGCAAGAGGGGCAAGTAATACATGGTTGGGACATCGTGGTTATGAAGCTACTGATGCAGCGAGAGGTCTTGGAGGGTATGGATTATGCGGAATCTATTGGGCAAAAAGTTGTTGTCGACGTAGATGACTGGTATGAGGGTTTGCCGGAATCGAATAGAGCATTCAAGGTAACAGACTCCAAAAACAATCCAGACAACAACAGGGAAATCTACGCAGAAATAATTAGCCGTGCTTTTGCAATTACTGTCAGCACTCCATTTCTTTATGATTATTATTCTTCCAAGAGAAAAAATGTATATCTTGTCAGGAACGGAATAGACATCAACGCTGCTGGCCGTTGGACGAACATACCAAGAAATTCTGCCAAGCACAGAACGACCATTGGCTGGGTGGGTGCCACGGATTGGCGCTCTCACGACCTTGAGCAAATTTCACCATGGTTGGATGATTACATGAGCAAACATAAATTGCACTTTCACCACTCTGGACACACTGAATCAAGTCTAAATGCTAGCAATTTGCTGAAAATATCAAAAAAATATTTTAAGACTTGCAGCCTTGCCCCAATCCTTTCTTACCCGCAACTGTTTAGATATTTTGATATTGGGATTGTGCCTTTAAGTGACGTGCCTTTCAATCATGCAAAATCGTTTATTAAAGGTCTGGAGTACGCGGCAGCAGGTGTTCCCTTTGTATCATCGTACTCGCCCGAGTATCAGCACCTAGCTGACTGCGGAATCGGGCGAGTCGCAAAATCCGATTTGGAGTGGCAGGAGCACCTTGACTGCCTTTTGGACCCAAAAATAAGAATTTTTGAAAGAGAAAAAAACAAAGAAATTTTGAATGCTTTTTCAATGCAGGTGCGAGGAATTGAATGGGACATGGCTTTTAAGCAAATATTAGAAACTGTGTAGCTGAAACAAAATCATGAATGACATCGCCTTTACCTTTGGAATCATAACTGTTTATGAAGACATAAATAGATTGAAACAGATAATAGAGAGTATCCGCGCTCTTGGGATTCCAGAGTACGAAATACTGCTCGTTGGTGGCGGTGATTCAAGCGAAATTGAAGGTGTTGACATTTCAAAGATTGATTTTGATGAATCAATTAAACCAAGATGGATTACTAGAAAAAAGAACATACTCGTTCAAAACGCCAAGTACGAGAATATCGTTTTAATGCACGATTATCATATTTTTGAAACTGGATGGTACGAAGAATTTAAAAAGTTTGGCACCGACTGGGAAATCTGCTCATGCCCACAATACCTAATCAATGGTGCGAGAAATCCAATGGATTGGTCTCTCTGGGATAAGCCTGGACATGGACGCGCGTGGTCCCTTGACTACAACGACTGGACGCAGACTCAATACATGTACATATCTGGTGGATTCTTCATGATTAAAAAGCACGTCATGATTGAAGAGCCGCTTGATGAATCGCGTGGGTGGAACGAGGAAGAGGATGTCGAGTGGTCGATGCGTGTTCGAAATAAATACGTTATGAAGTGCAACGGCAAAAGCATTGTGAGACACAATAAGTGGCACAGGCACGCAGGGCCTAATCCAAATGAAAAGTAACTTTCTTGTAATTTTTGACCTTGATGGTGTTTTGATTGAGTCACGTGACGTTCATTACGATTCGCTAAATATTGCCTTAAGCAGAGTTGATGTTAAATACGTAATTTCGCAAGAAGAACACCTGTCCAAATATGACGGCCTTGGGACAACTACAAAGCTGAAGATGTTGACCGAAGAAAAAGGCCTCCCGGAATCAAAGCATCAACAAATCTGGGAAGACAAACAAAAAGCCACTCTAAAAATACTTTCAGATTTCCCTAAGAACTACGTAGCAATTGACATAATGCAGACCCTGAAGGAAAAGGGCTGGCGTATTGCTGTTGCCTCAAACGCCATAAGAGACACGGTCATAACCGCCCTGGATGCAATTGGGGTTCTCAAATACGTCAGTTACATAATGAGCAACGAGGACGTGAGAAATCACAAGCCACACCCAGAAATGTACTGGCAATGCATGGTCTCTCTTGATGCAAGTCCTGCAAATACTATAATTATTGAGGATTCTCATATCGGTAGAGAAGGTGCGCTTAGTTCTGGCGCAAACCTTTATGCAATAAAAAATGCCGCAGACCTTAATAAAGAACGGTTAATGCGTTTTGTTGATGAAATAGAAAATAGAGGCAAAAAGCCTGTTGCTTGGAGGAATGAAAAAATGAATGTTTTGATACCCATGGCAGGAGCCGGCTCTAGATTTGCGCAAGCTGGCTACACATTTCCAAAGCCTCTAATTGAAGTTAACGGTAAACCAATGATTCAGGTGGTCGTCGAGAATCTGAACATAGACGCTCACTTCATTTTTCTTGTACAAAAAGAACACTACGAGAAATACAACTTGAAACAGGTTCTAGGACTCATCAAACCAGGGTGTGACATTGTCTTAGTTGATGGAATGACAGAGGGTGCCGCATGCACGACTCTACTTGCGTCCGGACTGATAGATAACGATGAACCATTACTGATGGCCAACTCTGACCAGATAGTCGATTGGAATAGCAACGAGTGTTTGTACGCATTTGGTGCAGAAGGCATTGATGGTGGAATCCTCACATTCAAGGCCACCCACCCAAAGTGGTCATACGCAAAGCTCGGGGATGATGGCCTGGTAGATGAAGTTGCAGAAAAAAACCCAATCTCAGATAATGCAACTGTCGGTATTTACTACTGGAAACATGGTTCTGATTATGTCAAATATGCAAATCAAATGATTGAAAAAGACATTAGAACCAATAATGAGTTTTATGTCTGCCCAGTATTTAATGAAGCCATTCAGGATGGCAAAAAGATTCGAATTAAAGAAGTCCCTAAAATGTGGGGAATTGGAACGCCTGAAGACCTGAATTACTACTTGGAGAACAACAAATGAGCAAGAACAAAAAAGATTATCTAGATATGCAGAATTCTTATTACGACGAATATGCATCGAAGTGGTCGCTGGATTTCAGGGACCCAGTTGTCGGCTCGTATGACGCTCATAACAACTGGTCGGATTATGACAATTTTTTATTCAAGGACTTTGACACTAATGGTCTTATCGCTCTTGAGTACGGATGTGGCCCTGGACGAAATTTGGTCAAGTTTGCAGACAGGTTTGCTCGAGTTGACGGAATTGATATATCTGATGTAAACATAGAAAAAGCCAGAATCAATACAAAAGCAAACAATATTTCAGAGCCACGCTTATATGTTACGAGTGGAGATAATCTTTCAGCTATTGCTGATGAATCATATGATGTTGTATTCGCAGTTATATGTTTCCAACACATTTGTGTCCACGAAATTAGATTCAACATCTTGAAGGACATATTCAGGGTTCTAAAGCCGGGCGGCAAGTTGTGTTTCCAGATGGGATACGGCGGAAAAGGTGAAATTCCAACTGCTGATTACTACGACAACAACTATGACGCCGGAAGCACAAACGGACACTCTGACGTAAGCGTGAAGGATGAGCAAACACTTGTTGACGACTTAATAGGGAAAATTGGTTTTACAAACTATAAATCAGACATACGTGACACAGGACCTGGTGATAATCACAGAAACTGGATATGGGTTCAGGTGGAAAAATGATTTATATATCTCACAGAGGCAACCTGCACGGACCAAAACCAGAACTTGAAAATAACCCAAAATACATAGAAGAAGCAATTGAGCGTGGGTTTGATGTTGAGGTTGACTTGTGGGTTAATGAATTTGGAACTTCCCTAGGGCATGACGGTCCGCAATATTCAGTTCCACATCAATGGCTTATTGATAGAACTGACCAAATATGGATTCATTGCAAAAATGCAGAAGCATTAGCTTTTTCCATGCAAAATGATTTGCATTGTTTCTTCCATAACACGGACGACTATACGATTACCAGCAGGGGTTATGTTTGGGCGTTTCCTGGGAAAAAAGCAAGTTCAAAGAAATGCATAAAGGTGCTTCCAGAAACATCTTGGTGGGAGATGGATTCTGACTGGAAAATTCAATACTCCGGTGTTTGTTCAGATTTTGTTGCAGAGTTAAACAAACCTAAATACAAACTTTCCGAATCACCAGTATTGAAGCCAATTGATTACGAAAAACATTTTGTTATCGGTACTCCATTGGTTGCATGGAAGTGTGATGCCAAAGAGCACATGAACTGGATGGCCGATAGAGCTGAGATTTGCAGGAAGTTTCCCAACGTTAAATGGTTTGCTTCATTTGAATTAGACAACCGAGGAATAGAGCCTTTCCACGAAGTTATTGAAGCACTAAAAGAAGTCAATGGAGATTACTGGACCTATTCGATAAATGACATGCAAAAAAAAGTTGATTCCGGTAATAGGTGGATTCGCATAGAGACTGGAAGAAACCTAATTAGGGAATTTGCTCAAAGAAACAGAATAACAAGTGGTCACCATTGGGGTGAAGACTGCACCGAATTGAACTATGGAGTTGCAAATTACTCAGCAGTTCTGTATATAGATTCGGACATGTCACTTGATTCAGTAGCTATTGAAAAAATGCTTGAAGTGAACAGGCCACTTGTAGGAATAGATGTTCCTGCATATTGCCTATCGGGTCCAATTGTTCATGAAAATCCAAGAATAGAAGAGCATTGGACGACTGCGGGAGCTCTTTTGGTCAATGCTCCAGCCTTCTACGACCTTCCTTGGTCACACAACTCTTACCTGAATCTCAGCGATGACCCAACATTCCAGTCAATGGCGGAGAGACTGTTGCGCAGAGAAGGAACAGAGAACCTTGAATCAACCTATGGTATGACATGGGTTAGAAAAGACGGAGAAGCAAAGCATCACGGAAGACTTGAGCCAGTAGAAAAAAGAAAGATAGCAGATAGAGATATTTAGATTATTTTCCTAAATACTCATCTATATCTTTACTGATTGAATCAAGAGAAAAGTCAATACCGTTTCTTTGTTCTTTTGTGGGCCAACTTGACTGTTGGCCTTTTGGTGTTGGCTGCTGATTTTCTTGTGCGGTAGTGACTGGGTTCCAGTCACGTTTTCCATTATCTTGATACTTTTCCGTAACCCAAGGAAATGGTTCGCCGATATAGTCTCTCTCTCCAAGAAGAAACCCGTTGGCATATCTTTTTACTCTTGTCCCAGTTCTGTCGACTAAAAACTTCTCAAAATTACCCCTAAGTGGCGGGAATGATTTTTTCTCTTCAGGGTTCAATAGTCTGTGTTCTGACCATGGGACTTCCTCGTCATGGAATGGAAGTCCGTTTTCGTCTAGGTCGGCTTCGTGTGCTCCGGTTAAGTAGTGCCAAAGCGTGTGCTGCTCTTGTTCCTTTACCCTTCCAGGGACGAAATCTGGGTCATATCTATGTTTGTCATATCTTCCGTTTGTCAACTCCGAAAAATCATAGGTGACCCCAAAGTGGTCAACGGCATATTTTTGGGAAACTTGACCTGGAGTTAGTTCCAGATTGTTCACTTCGATGTACTTCTTAATCCCGTCTTGGAATTCTGGGTATCCGTGGCAGGTAAAGTCATCGACAACTACAGCAATTATCCCAAAGTCATCTTCGTTCTTGTATTTTTGATTTAGCTCTTCAATAATTGAGTGTTGTGGGATGTTCCCACATCCTGCAGCGACATTAAATATGAGCGTGACTTTCCCTTTTCTGCTTGACAGAATATCGCTATCTTTGCCATTGGCAGACTGTAGGGCTATGTCGTATATGGACATCGGGATGATTGTCTCAAATTTGTTGTACGTCACACCAACATATTACATCACGAAAATTCATCAGTTGAATAATTTCCAAATGGTAGAATTGGAGGTCTTTTTTAAGGAGGCCCCATGTTCATACGGCGTCGCCGCGTTAATAAGCCTGCATTGATAATGGCCGTTCCATCGGTATTCCTTTTGCTAGTATCAATTTTTGGCTTTTCCGCTCCAGCGAAAGCGACATTTACTGCAAATACACAGATTTCTAATGGGCAGGCATTCCTGCAAGGTGAGTTCGCGGAAGTAGGCGTACGAGCGAACGGAGCCTTTGGCTCGACAAGTGTTCCTTCTGGATTCCACGCAAACCCACCTAACTGCCTTGGTTTCCGAGTTGACCGTGAAATGGATGGTTGGGGCGCCACAACAGACGATGGTGACTATTTCTGTCCAGGCTCACCCTTCGAGGGCTGGCAAATGAAGGTTGCTGAGAGCATTGGCAAAAACGACCACGGACAAACAGGTATTGCAGGTGGGGTTTCTGACATTCAAGACTCTGGCTCCTCGCAGTGTGTTTCTTGGATTAGTG